CTCAATTGCGGGGGGGTACAAAGTCAAAGGGGGGGAGTTTGCGTGGGAATTCCCTAAATGTGCTACGCTTGCGTCAGACAAGACAAAAGGAACTCAACTTATGGCAAAAAAACCTCGTCACATCCTTGGCTACTTAAACGATCCGTCCACTTGGGACAAGGCTGCGTTTGAAACGGCTATTCGCGCAGAAGTCGAAGCCTCGACAGGAACACTCACGGCCTCTGACGAACTATTGGTTGGCGCATTGGTCATCACGGTTGACAGCTTGCTGACTGCTGAAATCAACATTCGTGAAAGAGGCCATGTCACGGTGTACGGCAACAACGAAGGCGTAACAGCTTGGTTCAAGATTCGCACTGAGATGGCTGACAAGGCTATCAAGATGCTGGCTGAACTAGGTCTTGTGGCCCGTGGTCGTCCAAAGTTGAAGGCAAAAGTGAGTGATGTAGATGAGCTTTTTGCTACGGCTTAAAAGATATGAACAAGACAATAATAGGGAGCGCCACCCTGTACCTTGGCGACTGCATGGACATTCTGCCTACGCTTGATAAGGTGGATGCGGTAATCACTGACCCGCCTTATGGGATCAATGAAAACAGCAAAAAAGTTGCAAGCCGTGTTAACAAGGCATTACCTAAAGACTATGGTGATTTTGATTGGGACAAAGCGCCACCAAATCCTGAAGTAATTAAATTGATTCGAACCAAAGGCGAATGCCAAGCCTTTTTTGGTGGCAATTATTTTTATCTTCCACCGACATCATGTTGGTTGGTATGGGACAAGATGAATAGCGGTGATTTTGCTGATTGTGAGCTAGTCTGGACAAACTGGCCCAAAGCCGTTCGCCGTATTCAGTGGCGCTGGAACGGAATGATTCGGCAGGGTAACGAAGAACGATTTCACCCGACACAAAAGCCTTTAGAAGTTATGAAATGGGTGATTGAACTTTGCCCAAAATCGGACACCATCCTAGATCCATTTATGGGAAGCGGAACAACAGGCGTTGCTGCTGTCCAAATGGGGCGAAAATTCATAGGCATCGAGCGTGAACCCAAGTACTTTGACATTGCTTGTAAACGAATAGAAGACGCACAACGCACCTTTGATATGTTTGGATTCAATGGCACAACAGCCGCTGACTTGCCAAAACAGGAGGCAATGTTTTGAGCTATTCGCCACTGCTTAACCCTGCGTTTGAGTATGCGGTAGCGGTAACTAGGGGTGACATTCAAGCGTGTGAGGATGTCAAACTAGCTTGCCAACGGTTCTTGGATATGGTCGAACGTAAGGATGCGCCTTACGAATTCGTCCCTGCCAAAGCCGAACACATCCTCAAATTCGTCAAGTTCTGCCGTCACGTCAAAGGCCCGGATGCCGGGAAATCCATTGAGCTTCAGCCGTTTCAGGTCATGTACTTGGCGGCTATCTACGGGTTCAGGGACAGGAAAGACCACACATATCGCTATGTCACTGATGTCATTTTGTTCGTGCCTCGAAAGTCTGGCAAAACAACCATTGCGTCCATCATTGCGCTGTATGAGTTGCAGTTTGGTGATGCTGGCGCTGAAGTGTTTACTCTGGCTACCAACAGGGATCAGGCGAGTATTTGCTTTGATTCGTCCAAGGCTATCGTAGAGAACATGAAGCCTGAGTTGGGGGCTAAGTTTATTGCTTACCGTAGTGAACTCAAGAAGGCTGGCGACTCAACCTCTACTTACCGGGCGCTGTCACGGGAGAACCGTAAGACTGGTGACGGTAAAAACCCTTCTTGCGCCATGATTGACGAGGCTGCTCAGATTACTGAGAGACAGTCAATTGAGGTGTTGCATTCTGGTATGGGCGCTCGGAAGAACCCGCTGCGTATGTACCTGACAACTGCCAGCTTCACTAAGGAAACCAAATTCTTTGAAGACCTTTCCCACTTTCGTACTGTCCTGCGTGGCGCTTCTGCTGATAGCTTTCGCTGGTTTGGTCTACTGTATAGCATTGATCCCGGAGATAATTGGGCTGACCCTGCGGTATGGGGCAAAGCGAACCCGATGCTTGGGGTATCGGTCACGACTCAGCACATTCAGCAGATGGCTGAAGAAGCGTCTGCCAAGCCAGCAAGCCTGAACGAATTCTTGTGCAAGCAGTTAAACATTTATGTATCGGCTAACTCTGCTTGGGTTGACCGTAGGTATTGGGATGATTCAATTGCGCCATTCCCGACTGACAAGCCAGAATCAACATTTGTTGCGTTTGACTTGGCTCACACTCGGGATTTAAACGCTGTTTGTACTTTGCACAGGTACAGCGAAGAAAACTTCTATGCCAAGTTCCAGTTCTTCCTACCAGAAGAAAGCATTGAGCTAATCCCGAACCACTACAAGAGCATTTTCTCTCAAGCTCACTCAACTGGCATATTGAGGCTCACGCCGGGTAACGTAACTGACTTGAACGAGATTGAAAGCTACATTAAGCAAGAGTGCGAGAAGCACAACGTCAAAGAATTGGGGTATGACCCGTACAACGCTGCTGCTTTGGTAGCTAACCTGTACGCTGATGGCTTGCCTGTAAAAAAGGTTGGTCAGGGCATGGCAATGCTGTCAAACCCTTCCAAGACCACTGAGCAACTAATTCTGAAGAAGGCAATTCACCATGATGGCAACCCGTTTGTTGGTTGGCAGCTTGGAAACTGCGAGGTTTACACTGATGTCAACGGCAACGTAAAGGTCAGGAAGAACGAAGCAGACCCGTCAGCCAAAGTGGACGGTATTATTGCCATGATTATGGCTTTGCATTGCCATTTGGATAACGTATTTGTCAGTGATTCATTTGGCTTTAGGTCGCTTGAGTGGTAAAGTGTAGGGAATTGAGGAGAAATCATGGCGATTTTTGACATTTTCAAGCGCAAAAACACTCAGTCTGAGAGCAATACTTTGTTCGGTCAGACAGCCCTTGGTAACAACATTGTTTATCAGGGTAGTGACAAACGTGGTGGTGTCAACACCCAAATCCTCTATGTGACCACTGCCAGCACAACTACTGCTGGTCGCCCTGTGGATATGTCTGTGCTGACTAGAAACAGCACAATCATGTCTTGCGTAGGCGTAAAAGCCCGTGCTTTGGCTCAATTGCCAATTAAGATTTGCTGCGAAACGGCTGACGGAAAAATGGTGGACGCTGTCAAAGGTGAGGGTGTTGGACCCCGAGACAAAGCCAAAGCCAAGCAGGTTGCTCGTCTGCTAAACACGCCAAACAACTTCCAGAGCAAGTACGAGTTTTGGTATCAATGGTTGATGTGGTACGAGTTGTCAGGTGAAGCCTTTACCTTGTGGTGGAGGAAAGACCAAAACAGCACTACCGAGACTCCGCTGGAAATGTATGTGTTGGATTCAACGCTGATTGCCGTGACCATCACGCCTACACGTTATCCAACATTCCGTTTGTCCACTCCTAGCTATGGTTTTAACAAAGACCATGACTTTAAGTATTTCCAAGTGATGCACACAAAGGAAATGGCGTGGCAAGGTTCGGCTGGCTTTAACAAGGCGATCTTGGCGACTGAGTTGGTTGGCCTTGACCAAGATATTGACCTGTACGCCAACTTTGTCATGCAAAACGGCGCGAAGCCTAGCGGGATGTTTGTTACCGATCAGGTTATTCCTGATGGCAAGTACAAAGAGATTGCAGCCCGTCTGAAAGAGGCGTGGAACAACATGACAGGCAGCAAGACCAGTGACCCAAGCAAGCCGGGTCAGGGTATGTTGCTTGACCAAGGCATGAAGTACCAGAAACTGGAAATGCTGACCTTGCAGGATACTGACGCTGCTGCTTTGAAGGCACAGACAATGCGCCGAATCTGCGGTTTGTTTGGTGTGCCTCCAGCAATGATTGGTATTGCCGATAGCAAGTTCAACAACACTCAGACACAGTTGGACGAGTTTTATAAATCAACGATGTACCCCACAATTGTCAATATTCAGCAGAAGTTGACGCAGCATTTGTTTGATGGCTACCCAAGTCTTTGCATTGAGTTTGACACCAAGGACTTCCTGAAGGGTGCGCCTTTGGATCAAATGAACTTTGCTACGGCTGGCGTAAAAGGTGGCATTATGACTCCTAACGAAGCCCGTAACTACATGAACTTGCCATCTATGGAAGGTGGTGATGAACTGGTTAAAGATGCAAAAGACGCAGAACCTGTAGCTGGTTCAAGCCCTCAAGATACTGGTGGCGGTGGTGGCAATCAGACCAAAAAAATGAACATTGGCACTACTTGATATATCATGCGTACTGATACACAATATCTGGTAGCATTAGCCAAACAGGTCAAACGACCTAAAAAGTTGCCTGTACTTCTAGGGCAACCCCCTAAAATACAGGACAATAACCAATCAATTGCTTTAGGGGCAATCAATGAAGACATTGAATCTTATCTGCGAAGCCAAACTGAATCTCAACGAGAAAGCCGACAACGGCGAAGCGTCTGGACAGATTGAGGCTCGTATCACGACTTGGGGCGCGCGGGAAGGCGCTGATGGTCGCAAGTTCTTTTATAAGCCAGAAGGCTTTATGCAATGGGCCAAAGAGTTTGCTCAAATGGGCCGACCACTGCCCATGTACGTCAACCACAATGCTGATGCCATTCCTGTTGGCGAGTGGACAAGCATTGAGATGGATGACGAGGGCATGAATGCTACTGGTCGCCTGTACCTGAACACCACAACTGGCTCAGACTTGTACCAAGTGATGAAAGAGTCCCCCAATATGTTTGGCGGGGTTTCTGTCGGCGCTTACGCTGACGAATACCAGTGGGTCAAGGAAGACGGTAGCGTGTTCCCTGCTGGCTCTGGCGAGTATTGGGATGAAGGCTACTTCCAGATCACCAAAGGTGGTCTGCGTGAGACTAGCGTTGTGATGCACCCAAATAACATGAAAGCAGAAATCAAGAAGTTGGAATATTTCCGACCTGATGGCTCTGCTGATTTGAAAGTATTGGAAGAAGCCTTGCGGGATGCAGGTCTGTCCAAGCAGATGTCGGTTGCCGCCGCATCTGTATTCAAGACGGTTATTGAGCAGCGTGATGCTGTTGAACTGCCCCTTGAAACTGCGCCAATTCAGAGTGATTCTGATGCGGAGGCAACCGCTGAAATTCTTGCTGCTCTAGAGCAACGTGAACTTCTGAAACTCCTTGATAAACGTCTTAAAGGTTAAATCATGTCTCAAGTTATCCTCGAAAAATTGGATGCCATCGAAGCTAAACAAGCTGAGAGCATCGTGGCTGTAGAAGCCAAAATCCCTGCTGCTGTTGAGGCTGTCAAAGCTGAATTTAGCGAAATGGTGTCTGCTCTGGAGGCCAAAGTTGCTTCTATCAATATGCCCGAGTTCATTCGCACTCCTGCCAAGACTGTTCGCCAAGATGTGAACCGTTCGGTGCGTGAGCAACTGGCTACCTTCTACAAAGGCAACAACCGTCTGGAAAAAGAACTGCAAATCTTTGCAGACGAAGCTCAGATGGACGCTTACCTGAAAGAAGCCTCTGCTTTGACTGCTGGCGGTGATGGCAAGGGTGGTCGTACTGCTTACGATCCAGTGTTTGCTGCTCTGCGTTTGGCTAACCCCATGCGTGGTTTGTCGCGCACTGTGGCTACCGATGGTTCTAGCTATCAGTTCCGTGTCAAAACTGGCAACGCTGGTGTGGCTTGGGGCTATGCAATTCAGAACAACGGTGCAAGCACTACTGAAGACACAAGCATCTGGCAGTTGGTTCTGCAAGACCTGAACGTGCAGTTCCCAATCCGTACTGCTGCTTTGGACGATATTGACGGTCTGGAAGCCAACGTGGTTGACGATATGTTGGCTGAGTTCGCTCAAGCTGAAGCTTTGTCAATGATCCAGAACAATGACCAAGCTGCTCAATCTAGCACCAACCCCTACGGTGGTACTAACGGTCTGCGTGGTTTGGATCAATACGCTGGTGCTGCTGCTACCTACGCTGGTGGTACTTCTACTGCTGCTGCCTTTGGCACTTCTGGTACTGGCTCTACAAGCGGTCTGCATTCGCTGGCTACTTACGACCAGATCACCACCAACGCCAACACTGTGGGTGCTAACAACATCCAGTACAAAGACGTTATCAACACGATCTACGCTTTGCCACAACAGTATTGGACTCCTAACACCAAGTTTATGGTCAGCCCAATCTTGGCTCAAGCAATCCGTGGTCTGCAAGACACTAATGGCCGTCCAATCTTCAACTCTACTGAGTCGTTGAACCCTGATGGCATCATTGGTCAAATGCTCGGCTTTGATGTGGTGATGAACCGTTACTTGGACAATCCTAGCCAAGCTACAACTGGTACTGCTGGCACAACTAGCCTGTACCCAATGTACTTTGGTGATTGGACACGGGCACATTCAATCATAGACAGGTTGAACATGGTTATGCGCCGCTACGACCAGACGTTGCCCGGTTTCATCACCTTCTTTGGTGAGAAGCGTTTGGCAACTTCTGTGCGTGATCCAAACGCATTGGTGCGTTATCGCTCGACAGGTACAGCTACCTGATAAATCGGAGGGGCGTAAATGCCCCTCCTTTTTGTGCCAATAATTTAGGAACTGTTATGACCATTACCGAACGCATCCTGTCTGGAATTAAGCAAACATTGGAAACTGGCGATAAAGTCACAATCGATTTGCGCGAGGCATCTGCTATCACAGGCTCTGGTGACGGGGTTGGTGGTCGCACCTTCTTTGACAACGCATTTGCTGCATTGCGTTTTGCAAACCCAATTCGTGAGATGTCGCGTGTTATCCCTGCATCTGGCTCAAGCGTTCAGTTTGTTGCCAAGACAGGTAATGCGGCAAACTCAACAAACCCGTTTGGATATACGTTCACGCCTGACAGCGGTTCGCCAAACATCAACACATCTATCTGGCAATTGCCTACTCGTGTCATTTCTGCTCAACTGCCTGTTCGTTCAGCAGTTATGTCGGATGTGAACTACCTGAACGAAACGCTTGTTGAAGATTTGATGCTTGAGTTTGCAAGTATTGAAGGCGCTTCAATGGTGCTGAACAATGACCAAGCTGGCTCGACCACTACTATTAACGGTGGTACAAGCGGTTTGCGTGGTCTGAATATGTACACCAGTGCTGCTGCATCTGCTTTCGGTACAAGTGGAACAGCAATTACCAATGGTATCCACTCCATTGCTACATTTACACAAGCAGCAGCAGCGGTTACATACTCTGATATTACAGACATGACCCGCTTGTTTCCTGCTCAGTATTGGAATCTTCCCGGTACGGCTTGGATGATGCACCCGCAGACAATTCACGAACTGCGTAACTTGGGTGGTGCTGCTGCTATCAAGCAATTTGCTGAAGTTGGTGATGACAATGGCGGTGCTGTAAAAAACATATTTGGATTTCCTGTTATTGCTAACCCAAATATGCAAACAACAGGTGCTGGCAAATTCAACATCTACTTGGCTAACTGGCCTCGTTTTGTGACGATTGCTGATGTGGAAGAAATGACCATTCAAGCAATGGAGCAAAGCAGCCCCGGTTTTATAACGCTATATGCGGAAAAACGTCTGGTAAGCACTGTGCGTGACCCGTTTGCTGGCATTCGACTTGTGGGTGTTTAAACCATGAGCGTTGACAACTATCAATACGCTGCGCCCTTTGGCGCTCAGACGCGCAATCCGTTTAACTATGCAAAGGTTGAACAGATTGGGCGTGATAGTGTCACTGCGTGGTTGACGCTTGATGAAATCACGCAACAGCTAAACCTGTTTCAAGACGAAAGCCAAGATACCTATCTGTCTTCTCTTGAACTGGCAACACGACAAGCAATTGAAGACTACTTGGGAATGTCTATCTTTCCGGTAAGCTATCGGGTTTGGTATGGCTCTGAAAGCCTTGTGGCATCTCCTATCAGTCTTGATTTGCCAGAAGTTAGCCAGAATCTTTACAACAATCAGCCCGGTGTAACCATCAATTCGGTTGGTTACTGGAATGATGCTTTCCCGCCTGTGTTTACAACACTTGCAAGCACAAGCTATTACTACGATGCCTCGGGCAACAAAGTAATTGTCAACAACTTGCCGACTGACGTTAATTCGGTGATGACTGCGCCAATCATTGTGCAGTACACAACTGTTGCCAATCCTTTGGCGGCTTATCCTGTCATCAAGCAAGCTGGTCTGTTGTTGCTTACGCACTTGTACAACAATCGTGCAAATTCAACAGCAACACAGCTTAAAGACATTCCGTTTGGCGTAACTACGCTTTTACGGTCGTATAAGCCACTTGTCATGTGAGCACTAAATGACTATTGCTCGTTTTGAAAACATCAACATCAACAATTTGACTTTTACCAAGTCAGCCTTTGGTGAGTCTGCGACTGTTCAGGCATTGTGGTTTGCAACACGGGCGCGGGTATCTTCTGTTGCAAACAGTTTAAAAATTGCTGAGAAGTATCGTCTTTACCAAGACATGACCAACTTCACGCTGAACTACACGCCAAACATGAAAGAAATAGTGGATAACCAAAACCTCTATTCGATTACATGGCGTGGTAAAGATTGGCGTATTGACAGCGCAAGAGAGACTGATGATCGAATGAATATCATCTTCTT